TGCTGGTGGTAAATAAACCATAGAGTTTAAATACTCAGAGTCTAAGTGTGGACCAGTAATGGTTTTTTTCTTACCGCCGACCATTATATAATCAAGCTTTGCCCCTGCTGCGTGACGGTCAGCCCAGTAACGAGCCATCTCCTGGCGTCCATTTTCAAATACACGCGTTGCTTCTTTTAGAGCTTCAGCGTCTATTTTATTTTTGCCAGCATTGGCTTTAAAAATCTCATCAAACAGCCTACCTGTAGCAGCATAGCCTACAGCTGATGCATCATCTGCATATACTACTGTGTTTACTAAATCATCGATTACATTCTCTGGCACATTGGTAGCGCGGCCATAGTTATATATAGAACTAACTAGAGCATCCTTATCAGATGCGTGCACTAAGGAACCACCAGGTAGGATTACTGCGTAATTCTTAGATACAGTGCTCATGACGTTACCAATAAATGGTAGTTTAGCCACTCCTCTTGCACCGAGTCCCTTAACTGAGTTGACTACTTGAGTAACTACACCTGGAACAATGCGTGAATTAGCTAAACCGCGGATAGAATTTCCAACTTTGGTACCAGTCTCTAGTACATCAGCTACAACTTCTCCTTGAGCGATGTATTTTGCTAGGACACCAAGAACTTCTTCTCTTGTGGTAGCAGCAGCTAGCTCTTTTGCTTGCTCAACACTAAAAGCACCGCGGGCACCGCGTTGTTTACCTAAGCCATAGATTTCTTTAAAGCCCATACCAGCAAGAGAGTCAACAATAGGTGCACCATTGGAGCCACTAAGGAACTTAGCAATTGCTTCAGGGTCATAAACTATGTTATCATACTCGTCAGCAACTTGCATCTGCTTCTTAATAGCATCAGCAACTTCTTTTTCACGAGCTAAACGACCAAACCCGCTAGATGAACGCCATGCTTCGATAGCTTCGTTGGTCTGTTTAACCAATTCTTCTAGCTCTGCTTCTTTAAGCGCTAAATCTCTAACAGTTGTTGCTGCTTTCATACCAGAAGATAAGCGAGCTGTACGCTCCAACTGGTCTTTTATCATTTTTGTACGGGCATAAGCTATGCCAGGGTCAGACATAATCAAAACTACTAAGTCACCGATAGCCGAAACTAGGCTACCTTTACCGCTGTCAGGCTCGATGAATGGAATAAACTCAATTACTGGGTCAAAGAAAGAGTAAGGACGCTCATAAGTTCTTCTATCGTCTAGTTTAACTACTATCTTTGCTGATTCTAACTTTGCTTGACGTGCAGCAAAGCCAAGTCCAGTCTCTTCTGAAGCAAAAAATCCTTGACCAAAGTCAATAGCTTTGCCTTCAGCAATAGCTTTTCCAATTTGGCCAGCTTTAGTTTGGTCAACGATTGCTTTAGGAGCGCTAGCGTCACGTCCACCGAATACTGCTCCAGTCAAATAGCCAGCTTCTTCGCGGGTTTTATTTGGGTCAGTAGGTTGACCTGTCCAAAAATCAATGTCTCCGCTAGAGTAAGCATCAAAAGATTGTTTAAGTGTACGGACACCAGCGCCTAGTAATTCAAAAGGAGTCTCTAGCGCTAAAGTGCCAAAGCGTGTAAAACCTTTTACATACTTCCAAACTTTGCCACGAACTGTCTTATCAAATTTTTCGTTAGCAATGCGCTGAGCTTCAAGAAATGCATTCTGCTCACGCTGAGCTTGAGTCATCTTATCAATATCAACTAGTGTTTTTACTAAATCATTATTAGGAATAGCATAGTTTTTTGATAGACTTGCTAAAAGCCCACCAGACATTCCTGGATTATCTAGTATAAGTTGACGTGCATTGACGCCTTCTTGTCCTGGAATAAGTCTAGATGCTTTAACTAAATCTTCGTAATCAGCTTGCTGCTGAGTTATAGTCCGTTCCTGAACTCCAGTAATTGTCCAGGTACCATCTTTATTTTTTTTTACACCTGGTTGACTCACGAAGTAACACCTGGTCTATCTACATATTCAAGCATACGCTTCAAGTCTTGATTATTTGGGTCTTGTAGATAGAGGGCGCGGAGGGTGTTAATACCACTATCAAATTCTGTAACGGGAGAAATTGGAGGAAGTCCAAGAATTTCTTCTCCGCCTCCATCACCTAATCTTCCACCTGCTGTAACTGGTTGGTTAGGACGTTGAGTTGGGGCATCAAGAGGAATTACTTCAGGTAGTTGTGGTGCATTTGCTGGGACAACGCGAGCATTGCTAGACTTGATTGGAGCAGCTTGACGCTGTTCATTAACAGCCTTATTCATGCCGTATGCAAAACCTGTATAGTCTGTATTCATACCGCTTTGTCCATTTCCACCAAGACCATTAACATTGGCTGGATTATACTGAGGCGCTGTAGGGCGTCTGCCACCACGATTCTCAACGGCCATTTGTATCCTCCTCAGGAACATAAGAATATTCTTCTGCTGATAGCAGCATACCCTTGGCTAACCAAGGATTCATGTTTTCACTTACATCTGTCATAAGATAGCGTGTTCCTTCGTAGTCACTCCACTCACTTACTAATACCCAGCCAGTACATATCTGGCTTTCTGAATCTTCTAACTCTTCGGCAAGTACTCTCATCGCCTTATCAATAGCTTGACTAAACTTACTCATTTGAGTTGCTCTTCTACTTGGTATGGTGGTGCTGTGTATACACTAATTCGTGCAGCCACTTCCATTGCACCGACGACATCGCTACCCGCGTAAAGCGCTCCAAGAGCGTAACTACCACCGCTTCCGATTGCGTAGAATCCTTCTTCACTTTTCATTACCGCCAAGTCTTGGTCAACATCAAATAGCTCACCACCTACTGCGATGAGAAATTGAAATCTTAATCCATCTTTATTCTTATCATGAGGTTCATCAAAGTTGTAACCATTCTCTGTAAGACACTTACGAAGAGAAGGCATAGCTTTGACTATCATGTAGCGATAGGCATCTTTCTTGTCTTTCGCTGAGAATACTGGTGGAATCCAAATGTTCTGGGCAATGTCGCAGGGAGATACTTCTCCTGCTCCTGCTATTAGTAACGCGCCGCGTGATGATATCTTACGCATCAATGGATGTGAGTAAGATTTACCATTATCATCTGTAATGCGACTGTCAGCAACAATGACAGATTTATCTTTATATTCAACTCCAATAATCGTTGTCATTGTCCCCTCCTAGATTATCGTCGGCGAATAGTTCTTACACTTGCGTTAGCTTCTCCCGAAGTGTTTAAGCTTGATAGTAAACTTAAGATATCTGGTCGTTGACCTTCTTGTCCAGTTACTTCTGCTTCCATAGGAAGAGCGCCTCCTACTGGAGCGCCAGCGGGAGCAGGGGACGGTTGCTCAACCATCGGGGCACCAGCAGGAGGAACCTGTTCGACAGGTGCGAAGATTTCTTCAATCGCATCCTCTATCGCTTGTCCTTTTTGGCGAGCTCTAATTACCTGTGCAATCTTAGATACTATCTGACTTGCATCTCCACCGCCTGCAGCAATCTGTGGGATTGCTTGGGTGTATGCTTGAAGCGAAGCAAGAAGAGCTGTACGCATATCTTCAATTTCAATCTTCTCAACTTCTTGACTTACGTTAACTGTAAATGGTAGTTCACGCATTGCCATATCCTTGGAGATTAATTTACCACCAAGTGCTTGTAGCATGAATATCAAACCTTGTGCTGGGTTAAGACCAGCTAGCATACCGTAGCGAACATCTGCAGAGTAATCACCCTTGATGTCCTTCTTAGGGTTATAACTAATCTCGTAAGGAGCACCAGCATCTACACCGCGAATTGTCTTCTCTTCTGGGAAGATAAGTTCATCAACCTGGAAGCAAACTTGAATGACGTCACGGAGGGCGCTGGCGAAGATTGCCTGTGCAGATTTGACCTGAGTATCGAATGCACCCATGAGAGCCTGTACGCCCTGACCCGTGACAATCGATGCATTAATGTTACCTGTACGTCCCTCAGGGTAACGTGCTCCAACACGCAATTCTTGATTAAGCAGAGTCTGCTCAGTGAATGCGCCTTGTGGAAGTGTAAGCTCTACGCGTCGTACACCAGCTGGGTTTGATGTGCGGATAACCGCATCGCCACCAAGCTGTAGCTCTTGTACATCTTGTGGAAGTACGATAGGAGCTTGTACTGATTTCTCTGCTGCTTCCATAGCAAGAAGAGCAAAGCGGTTGCGGAGCAACTGAATACCTAATATGTCATCAAATTGTCCACGCAGTTCACCATCGATAGATGGTTTGCGGGCTACAACAATCATCATCTTGCCGAGTGGATTCTTAGCTTGAGATAATACAAGATTGTTTTTATCTGGTAGATAGATTACCGATTGGTCTTTATCATAGTAACGAACCATTTCGATAAGAGAGTTTAGCTCTTGCTTGTATCCAAGTCCACCAAGGAGCGCACGCTCATACTCAGGGAATTGTGCAACAAGCTCACCAAGAGTCATAGAGTAACGCTTAGCAAATGCTACGCATCGTCCGTATCTATCAAACTCTGGATATGCACCTACTGGATTCTCTAGACGAATACGAGGTAGCTTAGCTTCTGAATCTAATTCAATTACAAATGGCAGGAAGCCGTAGGTTATATACCAGTCCGCTCCCGAGTACATCTGCACAGCCATATCCGAATGGGCAAAGTAATTGCTTGCAATACGAGTACGCTTGTCAGCAAAGCTGCGAGCCCTGTCTGAAACCGAATTCGCCGCGGAGCAGTTGACCGCAGGCAGAGGCGCCATGACTTCAGATAAGTCTCTAGCAACAATGTCAATAAAATTCGCAACGACATTTGCATCTACCCCATCTGGAAAGAAGTCAGGATATACGCTAGCAATCTGACCTTTGCGGACAGCAAGGACGTCTTGATTACGAGCGTCCCTATCTGAATTACGAAAGCGCAACGAGTCAACTCGTGCTGCAATCTGTTCAATTGTAAGTGCCATTATATCCTATCGATTCTTCATTCCGAATGGTCCGCTAATTCCGCCACCTTTAAGTGGGAATGGCGCAGT